ATCAATGCTTATGGACCTAGAAAAGGACGTTGAGCGTTTAGATCAGGAAAACGACATTGAAGATGCACAGATTGCCGCACAAGACGTTGTTGACAAAATGCACACTGATGCTATTGCTAAATTAAAAAAAGCAAAAATGAGTGAAGCATTTCAATACCACATAGATAATAATATTCCTATTAGAGAAAACGTATTTCGCCCTGGTAGTGACAAATATTTTGAATTTTTTAACTATGCTAGACAGCAGGTTAAAGAAGGTAACTATACACCAGACTGGGAAGACCAAGAATTATTAGAAACAGACATTGGCCAAGTAGTTACTCTTAAAAATGGATATAAAGTTCCGTTAGATCAACCATTTGCTGATGATGAACTATCAGAAGCAGAATATCAAGGTAAAAAGGTAGAACTCAATAAACCTAAACGTGGTGGAAGTAAAAAGTTCTACGTTTATGTTAAAAATCCTAAGACTGGCAAAGTTAAAAAAGTGTCTTGGGGTGATACAACTGGCTTATCAGTTAAAGCAAGTAAGCCAGGCAGAGTTGCTTCGTTTGTAGCAAGACATAAATGTAAACAAAAGAACGACAAAACCAAAGCAGGCTATTGGGCTTGCCGTACACCAAGATACAAAAGTCTAGGAGTTAAAGGTGGTCAGTGGTGGTAATAAACCTTACTTTGAAACACGTATAGACAACACTATATACAGACGTTTTGAAGGCACAGTAGAAAACACAGATCTAGTGTGGCATCGTGATGCTAATAATCGTCAAATAATTGTAAAAGAAAGTCAAGGTTGGCAACTACAATTAGACGATGAACTTCCACAAGATCTAGTTGAAGGCAACACTTATTTTATAAAAGCAGAACAGTATCATAGATTAATTAAAGGTCAAAGCGACCTTGTTATAGAGATAATAGAAGAAGAATGAGAGCAAAAGATTTTATTATAGAAAAACGTGTAGGCAAACTACCAGCAGATCAAAAATCTACATTAAATAGAACTAATAAGTTTGCCACCTCAAATGATAGATTCTACGATCTCAATCGTGTTATGATGGCCACTGCTGGATCAGATGGTGTTAACATTCCTGAACTAGATACAGAAAGTTGGGTAGGACGCAGTAACTTATCACAACCATACACAAAACAAGAACAAGACATGGTTAAAAAAGCCTGCAAACAAGTAGGCACTAATATAACCACAGTAGTAAATGACGCAAGTTGCGAGCCAGGCGATACAAATAAATCAAGCCCAGTACCATCAACTAAAAGGAAAAAGTGGAATGGATGAGATAGATGATATTAAACGCCTAGCAGGTTTAACAGGTCTAAACCAAGGTAAACTACAAGAATACACAGGTGAAGGTTCAGTTAAAACAGAAGCCAGCAACCTTACACACACTGCACAAGAAAAAGCAGAATATCAAGCAAAACATAACATTGAACCAGGCACTCCTGAATGGTTTAAGTTATGGTTCTCAAAGCCATATATGACTGGCGAAAAGCCCTGGTAATAAAAAAAATAGTTTTACCTAATTTAAACTCAGATAAGTACTAGTATGGCAAGAACAGCAAAAGGTACAGATTCTGTATTAGTAAAGAAACCACATACTAAAGAATCTTTTACACAAAAACAATTACAAGAGTTTGCTCTATGTGCTGATCCCGTTACAGGACCACAGTACTTTATGAGTCATTACTTTTACATACAGCATCCTACACAAGGTAAAATGTTGTACCAGCCATACGAATATCAAAAACGTCTAATATCAACATACCACGATAATAGATTTAGTATAAGTCTAATGCCCAGGCAGACGGGTAAGTCTACCTCAGCCGCAGGCTACTTGCTATGGTACGCTATGTTTGTTCCTGATAGTACTATCCTAATTGCCGCACATAAATTTACAGGCTCGCAAGAGATCATGCAACGTATACGTTATGCCTACGAAGACACTCCAGATTATATCAGAGCAGGTGCTGTTAGTTACAATAAAGGTTCAATTGATTTTGATAATGGAAGCCGTATAGTTTCAGCAACCACTACTGAAAACACTGGACGAGGTATGAGTATATCACTACTATACTGTGACGAGTTTGCGTTTGTGAGACCTACTATTGGTCGTGAGTTTTGGACTTCTATTAGTCCAACACTGGCAACAGGTGGTAAATGTATTATTACATCTACTCCAAACTCAGACGAAGATCAATTTGCTGTGTTATGGAAAGGTGCTAACAAATTAGAAGATGAGCACGGTAATCCAACTGAAATAGGGGTTAATGGGTTTAAAGCATTCCGTTCATATTGGAATGAACATCCAGATAGAGATGACAAGTGGGCAGAAGAACAAAGAGCACAGTTAGGTGATGATCGTTTTAGACGTGAAATGGAATGTGAATTTATTATCTGGGACGAAACTTTAATCAATGCAGGACACTTAATTGAACTACAGGGCAAAGATCCTATTGAAACACAGGGTCAGGTACGTTGGTATAAGAAGCCAAACAAAGAGGCTACATACCTGGTTGCCTTGGATCCTAGTTTAGGAACAGGTGGTGACCCAGCGGCTATACAGGTATTTGAATTACCTAGTTTTGAACAAGTAGCAGAATGGAAACATAACAAAACACCAGTACAACAACAGATTGGCATACTGATAGAAATAACAAAATACCTAAGTGAATTTGTATCAGAAACTAATTTATACTACAGTTTAGAAAATAACACCTTAGGTGAAGCGGCTTTAGTTAGTCTTGCTGAAATAGGAGAGGAAAATATTAAAGGTACCTTTCTAACAGAACCTGCTAGAGCAGGTAATGTAAAACGCTATCGTAAAGGCTTTAATACAACTCATAAAAGTAAACTAAGTGCATGTGCAAAACTTAAAAACCTAATTGAAACCAAACGACTAATACTGCATAGTCGTCCATTGATAAGTGAACTAAAAACATTTGTAGCACATGGTACAAGTTACGCGGCCAAGGTAGGGGAAACAGATGATCTAGTAATGGCCACAGTATTAATCATACGTATGGCACAACTGCTACAGAGTTATGTTCCTGAACTAGACAGCAAGATGAAAGACAATCTAGACGATTTCATAGAGCCAATGCCCTTTATAATGTTTTAGATAAATAACAATATGAGTACAGAAATTAACAGCGTAGCAGAATCCTTATTTGAAAAAATCCGCAGTAGATTTGAAGATGTCAGTTTAGGTGATGAAAACGCCAAGTCTACACAAACTCCTGAGGATGCTAGATTCTTTAACTTTGACTATGAAGTCAACGGCCACAATCACGGTAATATCACAATCAGTCTGATAGACGAACAAGCACTTAAAGTTTACTTTAGTAAAAACATTACCAATGATCTACCTGACGAAGAAAAACAAAAATGGTACGCATTTTTAAAAGAGTTAAGATATTTTGCCAAAAGAAATATGTTAACTTTTGAGCCTAGAGATATTACTAGAAGCAGTTTAAATATTAGAGATATCAAACAGGTCAGTCATGATGACAGTACCTATGATAAAGATGAAGTAGTAGATTTAGGTGAAAGTCGTATGTATGGTAGTAAAAAACGCAGTTACGAAAGTTATGGTCCAGTAAGAATTAAAATTCAACATACCAAGGAAGTTGCTGAGGAAGTTAGAGGCAGTCGTTCCAGAAACATATCAGCACTGTTTGTAGAAAACGATCAAAGTGAAAGATTTAAACTACCGTTTACTAGCCTAATTGGCGCTCGTGCTATGGCTAGACATGTATCAGCAGGTGGTATTCCAACTGATGCTATAGGTGAACATATTACTAGTCTAGTAAATGAAATGATCACACTAAGACCTTTTGTAAACGCTATGCGTACTAGAACGTTTGAAGATCAAGAAACACAAGGTATGTTAGAAGCCGCATTTGACTATCATAGACTGTTAAAACATACTCTTAACAAAATGAAAGGCAAAAAAGGTTATAATCAATTTAAAGAAAACTTTAAACCTAGCCAAGTAAAAGAACAAGACATTGATATTAACAATATTAAAGATAAATTTGTAAAACGTGTAATGGATGAGCGAGTAGAACAAGCACTTCCGTTAGTTCATAAGGCATATCAAATGATGAAAGAAAATAATAATCCATTTGCAAAAGAATTTGAATCATGGGCAACAAGACTAAGTGAAGGCACATGGCACATTCCAGAAACAGAAGAAGACATCAGAAAACTAGCAAAACTATTAAGAGATCCAGTACCGTGTGGTGTTGATGGAGTAAATGGAGTTAATGCTTTAGGTGGACTAATTGGTGATGATTCACTATATGATGACATTGAAGCACTAGCAGAAGTAGATCCAGAAGCAGACTGTAACTCACTTATAGTGTCTTGGTTAGACAACAACATGCCAGAAGTATTAGAACAAATTAAAGAACTAAGTCCAGATGGCTTTGTTCGTGATCAAGGCAGAGAACAGGAAAAACCTAAAGACTGGGCACAGGCAGTGGCCGCAGATGAAAGCGTTGACCCTGCCGTAGAATCGTTTTTTGATCCAACGGAAAAAGATATTCCTAGTCCAACCAATGATAACCCAGTTACAAAAAAACAATCCAATGAAGGCAAAATGAAAGACTTGGCAATGGACCTAAACGATTTATCTGACAAAGAGTTTGAAGAAAAATATGGCATGAAGAAAACAGATTGGGATGAAGTAAAAACACCAGGCTTAAGACAGGACCCAAGTAAACCAGCATACATTAGTAAAAACTTAATGAAAGAAGGCGATGACTTATACGAAGCACACGAGAAATTAGAAAAATTAGTAGGACAGCGAGTATATGTTAAGGACAAAGGCCAAACAGGTACAGTAGCACAAGTGTCTAACACACATAGCAACGCACTAGTAGTTGATATGGACAATGGCATGACTACTGTAACACACTTTACTGATTTAACCAGTGAAGATGACAAACCAAACGCAGTAAAAAGATACCTTGACATGCTAAAGGACATATTTGATCTACATGGCAAAGGACCAACTCCAAAGGGTGGCAAACCAATGTCAGACTACGGAGTAACCAACGAAGACAACGAATTAATAGACATTAAAAAATTATCAGGTTTAAAATAATTAAGTAGTAGCTAAAGCGTAGAGAAGGGCAGTTTTTTAACTGCCTTTCTTTTTGACCATAAGTAGATATATGACCCCAAAGAATTTCTTTTATCAAAAATTAAGAGCAATAGATCAACAGACACGATATGAAACTATACAGATCTATGATGATATTGTTGTGGTTAATTTTGACACTATATTTGATAGAGATTATACCCTTAGAGGAAAAGACGAACTGTTATATAAGTTACATGAAATTGGCAAAGATAAAAAGTTTCTCTTTATTTCAGAAGATGGTGCTAACCTAACTTTATCAGGTGCTAGAGAGATAATAAAAGAAATAGTAAAAGAGTTTAAATTAACATATGAAACATGTGCAGTAGTTTCTAGAGAAAAGTTAAATTTAGAAAATGTTACTGAATGTTTAGAAGAATCTATTCCTTATTGGTGTCATATACTTTATCCAGCTATTAAAAACATTAATATTCCTCAAGGTAATTTTAGTAAAAAATTTGCTGTATGGTTTCATAGAGGAACTTTTTACAGATTAAAAGTTGTTAGACATTTGGTAGAGAACTATGCTACTGATAGTTTTATTTCTTATCAGGAACACGGAATGATTTGTAATCGTCAGTTTGAATCAATGTTTCAAGATGACATCACCTGGGCAAATAATAATACACCAATAGTCTATGACCAATTATTTCCTAATAGAGTATACACACATGAAATGATTGTTGGTGCAGAAAGAAAGCCCTACAATGATTATTTTATGGAGATAGTAGTTGAAACAGATGTTGCTACTACAGCATGGATCACAGAAAAAACTGTTAAAAACTTATATATAGGTAAACCATTTATTGTATTGTGTGGTCATGGTGTACTAGAAACTATTAGAAGTTTTGGGTTCAAAACATTTAGTCCATGGATAGATGAAACATATGATACAATAACCAATCATAGTCAAAGACTACAGGCCATACTTAAAGAAATTGATAGGTTGTCAACAGTTGATGTTAACAAACTACATCAAAACTTACTTCCTATTTTAGAACATAATAGACAAACGTATGAAACATATATTAATAGCAGGCGATAGTTGGGGGATAGGCGAGTACCAAGGTACAGGCGCAGAATATAAGCCTACTGGCCATGGACTAGAACAAATATTCCAAACCAATGGGTATCTAGTGACCAACGTTAGTCAACCAGGATGTTCTAACACTGACATAGTTAGTCAATTATCAAAACAAAAATTAGAAAAATTTGACATTGTTTTGTTCCTACAAACAGATGCTTTCAGAGAACACAGTTATCATGGATTGTATAACAATGAACCAAATTGGCGTATACTAGACTCTAATTTTATTGAAGAACTGTTAAATTATCACAGTCTAGCAGACTATTTTGATGATTACTACAATGAACTTTACTATCAACTATCACAGTTTAATAAAGAAATATTCTGTATAGGTGGGTGGAGTATGCTACATACGTCTATTGCTTCATATGAAAATCTAATACCTATTATACCAAGTGCTACCAGATTAATTTTGAAAAAACCAATTAAGGATGTCTACCTGAGTGATTTTGAGTGGTTTAACCAACTTGATCAACATCAAAAGTTTATGGAAAAGTTTAATATAGAATTTAAACAAATAGCCACAGACTCTTCAGATAAGTTTAATTTAATTTGTAAAGAATGGAATGATGTACACCCAACTGCTGATGGTTATCAAATTCTAGCAGATAATTTGGTAAAATTCATTGACAAAAAAATCAAAAAAATATAAAAACCCACTTGAAAGATAAATAAACATAGCGTATAATACAAGAGTGTTATGCGTTTTAGGCACAAACATTATGGCAAATTATCAAGGAGAAATACCATGGCAACAAGTTTAGCAGAAATTAGAGCAAAGTTACAAGCATCAGAAAACCGCGGAACAGGCGGCAATTCACAAGGCGGCGGCGACAACGCTATCTACGCACACTGGAATATTAAAGAAGGCGACACAGCTCGCATTAGATTCTTACCAGACGCAAACAAAGACAATACATTCTTTTGGGTAGAACGTAATATGATTAATTTACCATTTGCTGGTGTTAAAGGCCAAGCAGATAGTAAACCTGTTACAGTTCAAGTACCATGTGTGGAAATGTGGGGTGAAGCATGTCCTGTTTTAGCAGAAGTGAGAACTTGGTTCAAAGATCCATCATTAGAAGATATGGGTCGTAAGTATTGGAAAAAGAAATCATATCTATTCCAAGGCTTTGTGAGAGAGAACCCAATTACAGAGGATCAAACACCAGAAAATCCAATTCGTAGATTTATTATTAGTCCACAGATCTTTAACTTGATCAAGTCGGCTTTATTAGATCCAGAATTGGAAAACTTACCAACAGACTATCAAGGTGGTTTAGACTTTGTTGTTACTAAGACATCTAAAGGTGGTTATGCTGATTATTCAACTTCAAAATGGTCACGTAAAGAATCTGCACTAGACGCAACAGAAGCGGCGGCTATTGAGCAATATGGTTTACACAACCTAAGTGATTTTTTACCTAAGAAACCAAGTGATGTTGAATTAAAGGTTATCAAAGAGATGTTTGAAGCATCAGTTGATGGTCAAGCATATGACGCAGATCGTTGGGGTAACTACTACAGACCAAGAGGTGTTACAGTAGTTACTGCCAATGCACCTGCGGCGGCTCCAACTACTAGTGCTACACCAGCACCACAAGTGGCAGAACCTTCAATTGCAGAAGATAATGGTGCTTTAAATACACCAACGCCTGTAGCTGAAGCGGTTCCTACAGCACCAATTACTACTCCTCCTGCAGGTGGTAGTCAACGTGCTGAAGACATCCTAGCGATGATCCGTAACCGTAAAACTTCTTAAGAAGACTGTAGATGTTATCAGGATTAGATGACGTAATCTATCCTAATCGCTGTGAGGTAATAGAAATAGAACCCTCACAGCGATACATCTATCCCATTTACAAAAATGGTTATACCAGCATAAACATAAATTCAACAGAACAAAAACATAGACGTTACTATAACGAACAAATTACTAAGTTAACTAACATTGATATAATAGTTAGAAATCCAACAGAAAGATTTGTTAGTGGGGTTAATACGTTTGTTTGGAACTTGATGCGTGACTATCCAAAATTAGACAAAGAAACAATATTACATTTTGTTAAACATTATCTATTTTTAAATAGACATTATTCACCTCAACTAAGTTGGATTATCAATCTGGCAAGATATTTGTCGCCAGATGCAAAATTAAAAATAGCAGGTATGGAATCAATTGGAGACTATACATCTTTGCACGTAAAACCTGAAGCTATGTGGATTTTAGATGACGAAACAGTACAAGAACTAAGACAGTTGACTATAAATCAAATGTACATCAGATTAGATGAAAGATTATTTGATCTATTAGGGAAAAGTTGGACCGTAAGACAAATAATAGTTCATTTAATGAATCGTGATCCTCAGGCTTTTTTTGATACTATAGGTAAAAATCAAGCACTGTTGGGAGTATCACATGTATTGCCCTAGACTAGATCATTTTGTAAGATTTAACCCTAATGGTACTGTTAGCCGTTGTGGACATATGGTTCGCCAGCCACAATTTGCCACATTAGAGGATATGGAATCCAGTAAATGGCTAGTAGGTGTTAAAGAAAATATGGCACAGGATATTTGGCCTATAGAATGTGAACGTTGTATGCAAACTGAACAGGCCAATGGAACTAGTATTAGGCTTAACGCTATTAAGTTTCATAAACTACAAAAACAAACAGATTACTTGTCAGTGGGTGGTATACTAGATAATGTTTGTAATTCAGCCTGTCAAACCTGTGATGAAAATTATAGTACATTGATAGGTGGATTAAAAAGTAAAACATATCCTATAGTAGATAACAGTAAAAGATTTTGGTCACTACCTACAGATAGAATAGTACATCTAGACATCAATGGCGGGGAACCTAGTGCTAGTAAAAATTACAAACAGATTCTTGCTAACTTACCTAAAAATGTTAAAAGTGTAAGGATTAATACTAATTGTAATTTAATCATTGAAGAATTAATTGATCTTGTCAAACAAGGTATTAAGGTCACGGTCACTGCTAGTATTGATGGTGTGGGTCGTATATATGAATATGTTCGTTGGCCTGTTAAATGGGTTAAATTTGAAATAATCTTATTAGCCTATAGGGATATGGGGGTTGATTTAAATTTATGGACCACAGTTAGTGCTTTAAATGTCAAAGACTTTGATAATATAGTTAACTTTGCTAATAAACATAAAATACCACATTCTTGGGCATTACTAAACTTTCCACAGGCCCTAGACATTAGATACTCAAACAATTTTACTCAGGGTGTAGAAAATGAATTTAAAACGCAATCAGCAATATGGAAAGATAACTCAACAGAAATTTTAGAATATATACATAATCAAGACCAATTGAGAGGCATTAGATATCAAGACTACTATGAGTAAATTAAAAGCCTATATTGAACTTCCATGTGCAGATATAGAAACTATCAGTGCAGGAATATACAAGCACCTATTAAAAGAAACTGACCTAATAGGGAAACCTATTTCAAATGACCAAGGCAGTTTTTGGCATTTTATTGACTGTAAAAAACTGTTAGCAGATGTTCCTGAGTTGTTAGAATTTTTTAAACAAAACAAACTGTTACCTAGGCATGCCGCAGTGACCATCATTGATGATAATGATCAACTACCTAAACATGTAGACGAGCCACCTGTATTGGCTAAAATTAATTTACCAGTATTACATACCAAAGGGTGGGTAAATCGCTGGTATGAAGGCAATGATTTAGTAGCAGAACTATATGATATGAAGTTACCAGTGGTTTTTAATTCACAGATAGAGCACAGCGTAGAAAAAATTGACCCAAAAGACTTGCCAAGGATAGTGGCCAGTTTTACTTTTTACAATGAACCAAGAGATTTATTAGAATGCGAATAGCCATAACAGGACACACATCAGGAATTGGCCAAGCTCTGGCCAAACAGTATGAACAGAAAGGACATACCATTGTTGGTCTAAGCAAACGCTATGGCGACAATATACGTAACATACCAAAGATCATAGAAAAAGTCAAAGACTGTGATATGTTTATCAACAATGCTCAAGAAGGATATGCTCAAACTGACCTATTGTTTGAAATTTACAAACACTGGGAAGGTGTTCCAAACAAGTATATAATGATAATTAGTACCATGATGACTCTAGCACCAAAAGCAACTCTTGATGGGTTAGATATGGAACATTATAGAAATCAAAAGGTAGCATTAGAAGAAGCTACTAAAATTTTAGCACACAGAAATCTATGGCCTCAAATCTGTGCTGTTAAACCAGGAGAAGTTCACACAGGTGACCACTCAAGTTCAAAAGCAGTAGCAGTTGACCAGTGGGCAGAAACATTGGTTAAAATTTTAGAACTGGCAGGGCCTACAATGAAAGTTTATGAGATTAGCCTAGGAGTAGATTATACCAATGAATCCTAAAGAATATCTTACTAATACTTCTTTTTGTCCAATTCCATGGACTGGTTTTATGTATAATTCTAATGGAGATGTTTTAAATTGCATTCGTAGTCAAAGGCCAATTGGTAATATCATTGAAGAATCAATACATTCTATATTAGAAAAAAATACAAAAATTAAAAGAAATATGTTAGATCGCCAACCTGGAGCAGGGTGCGATGGATGCTATGATCTTGAAAGTGAGCACAAAGGCAACTTTAATGTTATCAGTGACAGAATATTTTATCTTAAAGAATTAAAAACTGTTGATAGTAAATTATACGACAAAATAGATAATTTTGATCTTCGTAAAATAGATATACGATGGTCAAATGTCTGTAATCATAGTTGCATTTACTGTACTCCTGAGTATTCTAGTAAATGGGCTAATGAATTAAAGATTTCAATAAAACAACCACAGCAACAACAAATAGAAGAATTGAAAAAGTTTGTATTTGATAATGCACATCAACTTAAACACGTTTATCTAGCAGGTGGTGAACCACTACTAATGAAAGAAAATGAAGAACTGTTAGAATTATTATTATTAAAAAATCCAAATGTTAATATAAGGGTTAATACTAATTTAAGTAAAACTGGAACTCGTGTATTTTATCTATTAACAAAATTTTCTAACGTGCATTGGACAATTAGTTTAGATGAAATGGGAGACGAGTTTGAGTATGTTAGGTATGGTGGAAAATGGAAAGACTTTTTAGAAAATTTAGATGAAATAAAAGAATTACCACATTTAATATCATTTAACATGTTACATCATTTATTAAACTATCTATCAATTTTTGATTGTGTAGAATTTTTACAGTCAAAAGGATTTCATAATAATAGTTTTATAATTGGACCAATAACTAAACCAAAATTTTTAGATGTCAGACATTTACCAAAACATGTATTAGATTCTATTAGTGACAGAATAACATCATGGTTGGACAAAAAACCAAATTTTCTTCTTGAAAATAGTTTACAAAATATGTTAAAATATATTAATATACCAATTGAGAAGAATTTAGATCAATGTTTAGAGGAAATAGCTAAACTAGATCAAAGACGTAGAGTGGATAGTAGAATGATTTATAAAGAATTTTATAGTTTAATAGAGGGCAAATAATTATGGCAAAACCATTTGATTTATCAAAATTTAGAAAGTCAATTACCAAAAGCATTGATGGTTTGGGCATTGGCTTTAACGATCCAACTGATTGGGTCTCAACAGGAAATTATACACTGAATTATCTTATCAGTGGTGACTTTGAAAGAGGCATTCCGTTGGGTAAGGTAACAGTGTTTGCAGGTGAGTCTGGTGCGGGTAAATCATATATCTGTTCAGGTAATATTATCAGACATGCACAACAACAAGGTATATATCCAATTCTAATAGACACAGAAAATGCCTTAGATGAAGATTGGTTAAAAGCCTTAGGTGTTGATACTAGTGAAGACAAGTTACTTAAACTTAACGTGGCAATGATTGACGACGTTGCTAAAACAATCTCAGAATTTATGAAAGAGTATAAAGGACTACCTGAAGATGATCGTCCTAAAGTTCTGTTTGTTATTGATAGTTTAGGTATGATGCTAACACCAACAGACGTTAATCAATTTGAAGCAGGTGACATGAAAGGTGATATGGGCCGTAAGCCTAAAGCACTAACAGCATTGGTACGTAACTGCGTAAACATGTTTGGTAGTCACAATGTTGGCATGGTGTGTACGAACCATACTTACGCATCGCAGGACATGTTTGATCCAGATGATAAAATATCAGGCGGTCAAGGATTTATCTATGCATCAAGTATTGTTGTTGCTATGAAGAAACTTAAACTAAAAGAAGATGAGGATGGTAACAAGATTAGTGAAGTTAAAGGTATTAGAGCAGGCTGTAAGATTATGAAGACTAGATATGCTAAACCATTTGAGTCAGTTCAGGTTAAAAT